CCGCCCCAGACTGCCCGGAGGCTTCGTAGACGGGATGTCCGAAGAGATCGACTCCTGCGCGTCCGTCCTGCATGGAGGCAACCTGAGCCGCCGAGCGGAGCTGGATGTTCGGCTGCAACATGCCCGACCCGCCGGCCGTGTCGATCTGCCGGATCTTGTCGAGGATGTTGTTGTTGAACGTCGCGATCGCGCCGTTTCGGAACCTCGGCGGGAGCGCGTTGTGCCACGAGTAGATGTCCGCCAGGACAATCGAGTCGGTGTCCGCCGCAGTGAACACCGTCGTAGCGCCGGTGACGACACCGAAGGGCTCGTTCGTACCGGAGCCGACCGCGAACTTGGTCGCCTCGAGCACGTCCTTGCCGTCCTGAATCTCGCCGGCCATCTCGGAGGCGAAGCTGCCCCAGTCCATGCCGATCTCGATGGAGTAGGGGATCGTGGCCCGTGCCATCTCCGTGGAGACGGTCGGCTGCGCCAGCGTGGGGGAAACGTCGGTCGAAGCTGCCGCCTCCGCCTGGAACGCCGGCGTGACGCCGCCCGAGGAGACTCCGCGCCACTCGTCGACCGAGATCTGGATGACGTTGCCGATCTGCCGGTACGGGTTGACTGCACCGTTCGACGTCGGGATCAGGCTCGGGTCGAGAACGTAGGGAACCGCGAAGCCGCCAGACGTGGTCGTGAGCGACATCGCACGGTAGAGCATCTGATCCTCGGCCCCGGTGCGAGGCTGACCGGAGAGGTACTTCGTGAACGCACGACGGTATCCCGGTGAGCCGGTGGTGAGCAGGTGACGAGCGATGTCCGCACCCTTGCGGTTACCGCCCTCGCCGTCACCGAGCAACCTCTCGAGGTGGCCCTGCGTGTCCTCGTGGTTTGCGTTCTGGTGCGGGAAGCGAGCGGACTCGACCGAGCGCATGGCGCGGTCGTGGAGCTCTCGCTCCTCGGCCTCCGGGTTGTCCCACGACCGCGTGACGGTCGAGAGGTCGTAGATGTCCTCGCCGCGCGCGACTCCCGGCTTCTGCACGTTGAAGTAGGCGCCCGGCTCGACAGCGTTCTCGTTCTGAGCGCCTTCGGCGAGTAGCTCGGTGCGCCGGTTCAGTTCCGTGAGCGTCTCCTTGCGATCCTTGATCTCGTCGCAGAGCCGGTTGAACTCGGCGTACGGCTCCGGTGGGAACCGCTGGCCCTGGTACTCGTCGCTGAGCGCCTGGCGGCGCTCCTTGAGATCCGCGATCTCCGTCGCGATCTCGTCGTTGGTTCTGCGCTCTACAGCCTCCACGAGTGATCGTCCTCCTTGAGTCGTAGGTAGTCGTGGACTGGCTGAGTGCTGCGGCTCTGTTCGGGAGCCTGGTCCTCAGGCTCCTCCCGCTCGGAGTGCTGCGGCTCAGTCGGTTTGTTGCCCAGGAGATCCAGGTATCTCGGATCCCCCAAAAGCCTGTGTGCTGCGATGTCGTCGGTAAGCGAGCGAATGCTTGCGGTCGCGCCCGCGTACTGCGGGAAGGTCGTGACGCTGAACTCCTTGACGAAGCCCTCGCGCACCGTTCGCTCCTCGAGCCCCTCGGGGTTGTGCTCCGAGCGCTTGGGGGAGCGCACGCGATCCAGCTTCACCGGGCCGTACCTGACAGAGCTTCCGTACAGACCGCGCCTGAGACCCGCGAGCAGGAGGTTGGGAAGCCCGTCGAGTAGGGATGCGCGGTAGTAGGCGCCGTCCGGCTCCTCGCGCATCTCCTCGATGGCGGCGATTGTCTGCCCTCCGAGAACGTCGAGGCCATGCTCGAACAGAACACGAATCCGATCCGAGCGCTCTGCCATCGTCTTGGCGAGCGCGCCGGGGGCGAACCGCTCTAGGAAGTGCCCCTCGACCCGAGACTTGATCTCCGTCCACTCGCCGTACGGCATCATCCGCCCCTCGAGTACGGGCGCTGCGTCCTCGGCCTCGACGAAGTGCATCGCCGCCGGCTCTGTGGCGCGGTAGACAAGTTCTCCACCTGACACGTTCTCAACCTCGGGTTCGTTCTCGACTGTGCTCATACGTTCGCTCCTATCGGAAGGCCGTTCGTAGATAGATCCGCAACTTCTGTTCCTGCCGGCTGCAACTGCACCGAGAAGAGCCCCGTGTGCTTCAGCCGCGTAAGGTCGCCGCTCGTCACTGCGTCGACGACCGAGGTCGGCTCGTAACCGGCGATGATGAGCGTGTTGATCGACGACGCCTGCTGCTTCTGGATCTCGGCGCGATCCTTCATATCGTCCTGCAGGAAGGGGATGTCTCGGTCGTCGTACCACAGTTCCGAGCCACCAGGGACGTCGATGACTGTCGCCAGGGAGCCGGCGATGTTGCGCCAGAGCGGGCGCATCGTCCCATCGGCAAAGCGCCGGCGGGCGAGTTGATAGTTGGAGTACGTCGCAGCGTCGAGCCCTTCGCTCAGGCCGACCAAGATTGGGGGCGTGCTCGCCGCGGCGGCAATCCTGGTCTCACCTGCGCCCTGCGTGACCTTGAAGTCGATCTGCTGCATGTTCGAGCCGACTGCCGTGAAAGTGGCGCCGCCACCAAGAAACGCCGTCTTGTAGGCGTTCTCCGTTCCCTTGTGGCCTTTGTTGAACTCCTTGACGTAGTCATCGAAGAGCGCCTTCGATGTCTCCGGTGGAAACCCGACAACCCCATTCACCGTGGCGCCGTTCTCGAAATAGGTGAGCTTGTGCTGCGTCGCGGCCGAGTCGGCCATCACCTCACGCACGATCGGCGTCAGCCAGGGCATCCCACGGAAGCGCGCTAGGGGATCGGGGATAGGCGCGAAGTGGCAGACCTGTTCGGCTAGAAGCGGGACGGGGTTGGCGTGGTAGCCGCCTGGGTGGTAGAGGTAGCCAAGGACTCGAGCGTCAAGGGCAATCCCTGGGTCATCCTCATCCATGTCCGAGCCCAGGACGATCGAGACCCAGTCCGGCCGCATCCGCATCAGCTGATTCCCTTTGCGCGCGGCGTAGAAGTTGCCCGAGATGTCGACGTCCTGGATTGCGCGGCTCAGAAGATCGCCGGTTGTGCCGTTCGGCCAGGGTGTCTCGAGGATCGAAAGGTCGGCGTTGCCGAAGAGGTCACCGGGTCTACCCGAGCGCAACTGGCGAAACTGAAATCGAGCTTCCGAGAAGAGCGCCCTTCGGACTTCCATGCAGGCAAATACGACCGGATTGTTGTAGTACGCCCACTCCACGTAACCCTGGAAGTTCGCCGCCGGCTCTTCCTGCTTCGATCCAAGGGTCGTCGAGAACCCGCTCAGTGCGTACTGATGACCGCCGTAGTTGAAATACGGGAGCGATCTGTCGAGCTCTACTGTCGGCTCACCCAGGAAGAAGCGACGCAGAGCGCCTGGCGACTTCGTGGCAGCCATCGCGACTGCTTATCGGACTAACCGAAGGCCACCATAGCCTCCCCTGGCTCCTCGCCCATCTCCATGACCGCCGTAGCGTGAACCATCGCGGCAGCCACGAGCGCGTCGATGACTCGTACCGCCTGGACCCCGAAGCGTGATGCATGAGGTCGATCGAAGCGAGCATCACCCTGCGGAAGAACCCGAGCGACGGAGTTCAGGACGTGCCGAGTAAGCGCAGCGTCCCCGGAATGCTTGAGCCAGCCCATTCGTAGCCCTTCCATGAAGCGTTCGTAGTCGTCGACGGCGAAGGCGTTCGACTGTTGCCGGTCGATGACCCGAGCTCCGGTCTCATCTGCGATCCAGGTCGCTAGCTGCTCGGCGCGGTGTGTGTCCATGACGACGGTATGCAAGGGGTTTCGCGCGTGGAGTTCGAGGATCATCGCCTCGACGCGGTTGGGATCGAGCGATGAGCCGTCACGGGGAGGCTCGAGCACACCGGCGGGCCCGAGTAGACGAAACTCCGAGTCTCGCCACCACAGAGGAACGAGCGCGGTCGTGTCCCATTTCCACGCGACATCGAGCCCAGCCCAGATCGGAATGCCTTCGGGGATTACTTCGTCCGTCTTGGCTTCTGCCCACTCGCGTTCCTGAACCGCCGCCGACTCCGCGCGCGATGCAAGGTTGCAGGTGAAGCGCGACCAGTGAGCGGCGGACATACCGGGGAGGTCTCGCTTCTCGCGTAGGTAGTCGATCGTCACGCCGGCAAACGGATTCGCGGCCTTCACCAGTTCCAGATCCTCGATGTCGCCATCGTCGGGAAGCGCCCACTCGTGAAGTACCGCGGACTCCGATCGAGCGCGGGTGAACGTCCGCCCTTCGCGCGTGATCTCAGCCGACTCCTGGCGCATCCGCTGGCGCTCCACCTCAAACTCGCCTCCTACTTCCCCGGCCGTCGAGATGACGATCAGCTGAGCGTTGCGTTTCCGAAGCTTGCCGAGCCAGATTCGGTACAGGGCGAGGTCTCGGTGGCGGTGGAGCTCGTCGAGGATCGCAAGCGAAGGAATGATCCCGTCGCCTCCTCGAGCATCGGCCGCGAATATCTGAATGCGCGATGAGTTCGCGTCGTGGCGGATTCGCCGGTAGCCCTCGAGGCAGCGGAATAGGTGCGGCGTTGTCGTATGAGTCTTGGTCGAGCGAGTCGGATCCTCGAGCTCGTTCCGCGTAATGAAACCCGCGGCCTGCCGGTAGATCCACTCGGCTTGATCTCGCGACGACGCGGCCACCGGGACGTAGGCGTTCGGTAGGAACTCGCAGTGGTAGAGGGCGATGCCGGCGATTAGCGTCGTCTTGCCATTCCCCTCGGGTACGACCAGCCAGCAAACCTTCGTGCCGGCGAGGACGTCAGCTACGAAGTCGCGTTGGAACGGTTCGAGAATCCAGGGTTCGCCGTTGTCGAGTTCCAGTTCGCCAGCCCATGCTGCGAAGTGCTCGAGCGTGAATGGATCATGCTGCATCGTCTGCAAGTTTCGCTCGCGGAAAAG